TCTTCTTCCACATACGGTACCCTAAAGGAAGGGAGAGATAAGAAATCCTGCGTTTTTTCCACACAGGTATGGAAGGAGGGAGCAGGCATGCCGGGGAGGACAGGGAGAGCGATGCCATGGAGATCCTGCTTTTTAAAGGGGGCGGCGGATAGTGTTTGACGAGGCGAAGGCGCAGAGGGCGGTGGAGTTTATCCGCTGTCTGAAACATACGAAGGGGAGATGGCGGGGGCAGGCGTTTGACCTGCTGCCGTGGCAGGAGACGATCATCCGGGATGTGTTCGGGACGGTGAAGGAGGACGGGTTCAGGCAGTATAATACGGCTTATGTGGAGGTTCCGAAGAAGAACGGGAAGTCGGAGATGGCGGCGGGGGTGGCGCTTTATATGACCTGCGGGGACAATGAGTGGGGTGCGGAGGTGTATGGGTGCGCTTCGGACCGGCAGCAGGCTTCGATTGTGTTTGACGTGGCGGTGGACATGGTGGAGCAGTGCCCGGCGTTGAAGAGGCGGATCAAGCCGGTGATGTCGGTGAAGCGGCTGGTGTATAAGCCTACCAACAGTTTTTATCAGGTGCTGTCTGCGGAGGCTTATACGAAGCACGGGTTGAATGTCCATGCGGTTATTTTTGACGAGCTGCACAGCCAGCCGAACCGGGAGCTGTTTGACGTGATGACGAAGGGGTCCGGGGATGCCAGGACACAGCCCTTGTTTTTTCTGATCACTACGGCGGGGACGGACCGGCATTCGGTTTGTTTTGAGCAGCATCAGAAGGCGGAGGATATTTTGTGCGGGCGGAAGGTGGACCCGACGTTTTATCCGGTGATCTATGGGGCGGCGGATGATGCGGACTGGACTTCGGAGGAGGTGTGGTATCGGGCGAACCCGTCTCTGGGGCATACGATTGATATTGGGAAGGTGCGGAATGCGTGTTTGAGCGCCAGGGACAATCCGGCGGAGGAGAATATTTTCCGGCAGCTCCGGCTGAACCAGTGGGTGAAGCAGTCTACACGGTGGATGCAGATGGAGAAGTGGGATGCCTGTGCTTTTCCGGTGGATGAGGGGGAGCTTCTGGGGCGTGAGTGTTATGGCGGGCTGGATCTGTCCAGCTCTATTGATATCACGGCCTTTGTGCTGGTGTTCCCGCCCAGGGATGATTCGGAGCGGTATGTGCTGCTGCCGTTTTTCTGGATACCGGAGGAGAATATGGTGCGGAGGGTGCGGCGTGACCATGTGCCTTATGATGTGTGGGAGAGGCAGGGGTTTCTGGAGACTACGGAGGGGGATGTGATCCATTATGGGTTTATTGAGCGGTTTATTGAGGAACTGGGGAAGAGGTTTCATATTAAGGAGATTGCTTTTGACCGGTGGGGAGCGGTGCAGATGGTCCAGAACCTGGAGGGGCTTGGGTTTACGGTGGTCCCGTTCGGGCAGGGGTTCAAGGATATGTCGCCGCCTACGAAGAGGCTGATGGAGCTGGTCCTGGAGAGGAATGTTGCCCATGGCGGGCATCCGGTTCTGCGGTGGATGATGGATAATATTTTTGTGCGGACGGACCCGGCGGGGAATATCAAGCCGGACAAGGAGAAGTCTACGGAAAAGATTGACGGTGCGGTGGCGGCGGTTATGGCGCTGGACCGGGCTGTAAGGAATGGCGGGAGCACGGGGAGCGTGTATGATGAGAGGGGGATTTTGAGTTTTTAGCTTGAATGTATTAAAGTTGACGAATAGACTCTTGCAAACAAATTAAAAAAGATTTCATTTTTTATATTGACAGACGATGAAATTTATTGTAAGATGCAAATATAGAAAATGAAATCAATTTTTAATTGATTAACAAAGGAGGAATGTTATGTTTTATTATCGTATTAAATTTCAATTGGCCAATGAGAAAAAAGCGAAAGAGATCGCACTTGATGAACATCGAGAAAAATTCAATGCTGCCGAAGAATATTTCAATTCTGCTGGAGCAAATGCGAGAACTTATAAAAAAATAATAAGGCAGAGTATAACGCCGTCATATGTCGAGATCATCTTCGAGTGCGCAAGCCAAATAACTAATCCAACAATGTGCTTTAGAAATTATTCAAAGTATTTAATTGAAACATTTGATTTAGGAGATTGGATTACTGCTTCCGGAAATTTTTTAAAAGGTATTGAATCTAAAGAACTTTCTGAAAATGAGGTATTAGAAAATGAGGGTATGCAATCTGGCGAGGCAGAAGAAATATCAGATATTGAAATGGTAAAGGAAATTTTAGATTTGTGCTTCGCCAATAGTGTTGAGAATGCTGAGGAAAAGAAAAAACGCAGAAGAACTATTTGTAAAATGAAACTTTTGCTAAGAGAGTATCAAGCATAAGGAGATACCGGGGAGAGACCGTTTCCGTGGACAGCCTGCCGCCGAATGCCTTTGGGCTGTACAATATGTACGGAAATGTATCGGAGTGGTGTTTTGATTATTATGGCGAATACATCAAGAGGTGTACGTACGGTTTGGGAGGGAGTGGATGCAAGTCCTTTTTGGAGGATGAGCTGAAGCTTACCTCATGACACGACGGTATATCTGGGCGGCAATGAGGCGTCAACGCACGAATACATTTCAAAGCTGCTTGGGAAAGCAACAATTGATAAGCGGTCAAGCGGGGAAACAAGAGGGCGGCAGGGCAGCTCCAGCCGCAATTATGACGTTATTGGCAGGGAGCTTATGACACCGGATGAAGTGCGGATGATGGACAGGAAAAAATGCCGTGTGATTATCAACGGGCTTCTTCCGGTTATGGATGATAAATTTGTTCCGTTTGGGCATCCGATGTTTGACCAGACCGCAGACGGGGCAGGAACGCCTTATGTGCATGGGCTGCCGGATGCAGGGAAATCGGTAGAACCGCCTTTCGTGCTGCTTAGCAGTGAGGCATTGCGGTATTACGAGAAACAAAAAGAGCAGGGGGAGCCGGTATATATCGACAGTCTTTCTTATGAGGAATTTAAGCTGCAGGGGCAGGCGGATATGGATAAGCGTTTTATGTACTTGGATGAACAGGAGCAGAAGAACCGTTATAATGAGGAACATGCAGGGGAACTGGAATACCAGACACAGGAGGAAGCCTATGAGGAAGAAATGACAGCCGAGAGAAGCATGCCGGAAGAACAGGCGACACAGCCGGAAGATTCTATCCAGAACCGGCTGTTCCGGATGCACTTTACAAAGGAGCAGTTGAATGAGGTGCAGAGAGCTATGCTGGTTCATGTGCCAAAGGATGTGATTTTGTCCTATTTTTATCCGGAGACGTCAGTTGCGAAAATGATGGAAATCCGCAGGCAGTATGAGTGAATATGCAGGCATTAAGACTTAGTTTTTGAAGTGAAAAGGGACTTATCTACTTTTTCCAGTAAGTCAGGCGGAAGGCATTTTTTCGTAATATCAATGCTGCCGTTTCGGAAAGTAAGTTCGGCATATATATCCTGCCGGATTGGTTTGCGGAAAATGGCAAAAATTTTTCCAGGTGGCTTTGGGGTAATATTCCGAATATCTTCTTTAAGAATGGTGTTTGGTATGTATTCGTTTCCACGCAGAATCAAACCTAAGCAGGCGGTGGTGGTACCGGCAACTTTTTCAGTATAGAGATCAAGGTTTGCACTGGTGTAGTCTCCAATCATTCTGGCAGAAAAAGGGATGTTCATGGTATTTTGCAGAATCCTCAGCTTTAATTCCGTTGTATGGTTGTTTTTGAATTGGATATCGGATTCTTTCAGGCGTTTATCAAGGGCATCCCGATAGAAAGCGTTAGCTTTCATGTGGTTTTTCGTATCAATGCCAGCTGTCGGTCACAGAGATTGGCTGAGTATAATGCGGCACATCTTCTGATGATGGCTATTGCTTCTTTTTTGGTCATCGTAATTCTTTCTCCTATAGTAATGTAAGGGGAACAAGTCCATTTACATGGAAATTTGAAAGGACGGTCTATCCACCGTAGCAGATAATCCCGCCCTTTCGTGACTGATTTTTCCGTTGTCCGCCAACCGTCCGGCCCCCTAAGTCCGGAATGGATATCTGGTTTTTCCGTTGCCAGCCAACCGTCCAGCGCCCGAAGTCTGGAATGAATTTCGGATTGATTGTGTCAGCCCACATGATAAGCCTGTAGCTCATCTATTGCTTATAGTATACACAGAAAGGGGGGATTATGCAAATGTTTTTTGAAGTATTATTTTCTCAAACTTCCCACCCAAAATCAGGGCATAAAGCCTGAATAAATACTTGAATGGAAAACAGGATATCTCCCGGTCTGTGAAAAGACACCAGCTTTCCAAGCTGTTTCAGATTATA